CGGTCATTCCGAAGTCGAAGACCCGTGCGATGAAGCATCGTGCGTTGGATGCCGAGATCGGGCATACCAAGTCCGAGACCTCGACCGCTGAGATTCATGCCGGCCTGTTGCCGTTGTCCGGTATGGACCATATCTCCGAGCGTGATATCGCCAAGCATCAGGACGATACCGCCTATATCCACGATAAGGCCGAGGCGAAGTTCGAGGCTTTGGGCCAGCAGGCCGGTGTGACCGAGGAGTTGGAGCGTTTGCAGTGCTTGGTGACCGGCAAGGTGGTCATCAAGGAGAACGGCGTCGATGTGACGTATTCGTTCAGGCGTCCGGGCAACCAGCAGGATGTGAAGCCGACCACCACTTGGGATAACGACAAGTCGAACCCGTGCGACGACATCGAGGCTTGGGTGAAGATCATGCGCAAGGCTTACGGTCGTAAGCCGCACGCCGTCGCCACAACCGGTGTGGTCATCGATGCCATGCGTACCAACGAGTTCTTCCGTACGCAGGTGTCCGGCATGGATTTGGAGCATTCGAAGACCAAGCTGTCCCGTCAGAATGTGTTGGATGTGCTTCGTACGCAGTCCGGCATCACCGATGTGCTTCTGGTCGATGAGGCTTACGAGGATTTGAAGCTCGACAACACCTTCGATATGGATGCCGATGTCTCCACCGCGTTCCCGGATAAGACGTTCATTCTGCTTCCGTCGTTCAACGATTCGTCGTTGGGTGCCACCCTGTCCGGTCCTACCGCCGAGGCCCAGAACTCGGAGTATGAGATCAACAAGAGCGTGAACGATGGTCTCATCGGCGCTATGTTGTCGCATCAGGCTCCGCTGAATTATGACATTTGGGTCAACGGTAATTATCTTCCGATTCTGAAGGAGGCCGTCTCGACCTTCAAGGCGGATGTGCTGGGCAAGTAGCCTTCTTGACGCTTAGGGGGTTCCGCTGATGTCGAATGGTGTTACCGATGCCGTTGACTGGGTGGAATGCTTGGAGCTTCATTGCCTTCCTGATGCGGATGTGTTGAAACGGTATCCGAACGCTTGGCTCACGTACATGTGCCATCGTGCGGAGACCGTGGCGTCCACTTCGAGCACGAACTGCTTGCCACGGTTGAAGTCCGGCGACCTTGACCTTGAGGATTACGAGTTCGTCATCTGTTCTATGGTGTGGCGCGTCATCCGCTATTCGGATATCAAGACCGAATCGAACGGCACGTACCAGTTCACTCGTTTCGACCCGCAGGATAATCCGCCAGGCAAGGATGCGTCGCCGAATCTGTATCTGTCGAAAAGGGAGAAGCAGATTCTGGATGGCTATGCGTCCGGGCGCGGTCCTATCGGCACTGTTGGCGTCGGTGTGAACCGTATTTATGGAATGTGATGCCTATGTCTCGTGAAACATGGGATTTGGGTCATCCATACGATAAGTCGGGTTCCGACGTGGTTGCTGAGCATCCTTACGAGGATGTGACGGTGCCTTGGGTGAAGCCTGATTCGATTCTGTATCGGGACAAGGTGATCGTCGTGTTGTATACGGTCCGTCGTGGGCCGCATGGGACGACGTATGTTCCCGGGAAGGCTTACTGGTGCTGGTGTTCCATCGAGGGGCGCGAGCAGCAGGCTGGCATGTTTTCGATTTCCGGTGCCGAGGATAAGTCGCCGCAGACTTGGGGTGGTTTGCGTGAGGTCACGCCGTCTCAGGTCGTTGCCGTGGAATGGCATGGCGATATCCATACGGAGGTCTGGTATCAGGGCGACTGCTATGACGTTGACGGCGCTCCGACGTTCCGTCAGCATGGCGAGGTTCCCCACTATGAGATGCATATCCGGCGTAACGCCGACTATTCGCAGATTCCGGTGGGGTTGCGTCCGAAGCCTCCTGAACCGGACCCTGACGACCATGTGTGGGGTGAGGCCGATGGCAAGAGTTTTCATTGACCGTGACCTGAGCACGAAGGTGGCTGAATGGTTCGGTCCGCAGGCCACGTCGGAGAAGGCCGACGAGGTGCTTGCGGATGCGAGGATGCTCGCCGCCGCGCGTGCGGTTGGCCGTGACCCGGGTATTCCGGTCGCCAAGGATTTGAGTCTTGAGAAACGCTACCACGGCATCGACACGGATGTGTGTCTTGATGTCGAGGGTCGTGACGGGTCGAACGTGGCCGTCGAACACGAGTGGGGCGCTTGGAACGAGCAGCGTCACCGTTGGGTCGAGGGACATCATGTGATGCGTGACGCGGCCCGTATGAACGGTGGTGTCTGATGCCGCTGATTCAACCCGACTACGAGCGTTACCCGCAGGAACGTCCGATGGTCGATTTCGATTCTCTCGTGTACACGCTTCTCACGGCTGGGTTCACCGGCAACCCGGACTGGCCCGATGTGCATGTGCTCAACGAGATCGATGTCGATGTGGACACTTGGGCGTCGTTCTCGAACATCGTGCTGTTCCATACGAACGCGCCGACCATGGCGACCGGCAATCATTCGACCGGTGTGTGGGATTGCGACATTGACATCATCGTCGCCACGAACGATGCGGACCGTTCCTTCCGCTTGGCGCAGGAAGTGTACCAGCAGATCATGCAATGGCCACGTTACGGGCGTACTGATTCGGGTCGTGTCATTCGGATTGTCGGCAATCCCGGTTTCGGCAAAAGCGCTGGCGGCAAGCAGGCCACCGGCAAGAAGGTGAAGCAGTATTCCGCTTCCTCGTTCACCGTCCGCGCGGAGGATTCGCTTCGCGTTGGATGATTTTCCGTTTTTTCGTTTTCAAGCCTCGCCTCGTGCGGGGCTTTTTTTGTAAGGAGATATGAGATGGCGTTTAATGATGACGCTACTTTGATTGCCACTTACGGCACTTTGTTCTACGCTCCGGTCGGCACTCCGCTGCCGAAGGATGGTGCCAAGGCGTTCAAGCTGAACGCTGACACCGTGAAGGTGGACACCACCGCTTCCGACGCTCCGAACGCCAATCAGGTGTGGACCAATCTGGGGCATACTTCCGCCGACAACAAGATTTCGTTCTCGTTCGACGGCGGCGACGCGACCACGCATAATTCGTGGGCGCGTAAGAACTTGCGTACCACCTACGCCGATTCGACGTGCACCATCACCGCGAAGTCGTTGCAGTTGGATGGCGACACTCTGAAGCTGATCTACAACGGCAGCGAAGAGGATGGCGGCGTTGGTGTGGACATCACCAAGAAGCCACAGACGTTCAGCCTGTTCCTGTTGGCTCAGGAGTCCGCCGACGATGATTCGGATATCCGTTTCGGCGCTTTGTTCCGCAAGGTTTCCATGACCTTCGATGGCGGTCCTGATTTCTCTGGCGATGATTTCGTCGAGCAGGGCATGACCGGCGAGGTCGAGACCGTCGCCGGCAAGAAGCCGATTGTGTTTTTCGAGGCTTCGCAGATGAAGCAGTCCTGATTCGGACTGTTCCAGTCTTCGTATTGACGCCGGACCCCTGTTTCTCCTATCCGGGGGTTCCGGTCTTTTCCCGTTCTTCATTGACGGAAGATAGGAGATTTTCAACGCTTTTCAGATAGGAGAAAACATGGTTGACGAGACCGTTGAAGAGAATACCGCCACCGAGTCCGATGATTTCCGTATCCCGGAGACTTGGACGGAACTGTGCGAGAACGAGCCGCTGTTCTCGCTTCTGCCGCCTCTGGCCCCTGCGGAACGCCTCTCGTTCAAGCAGGCCGCACAACTGCGCAAACTGGACAGCATGGCCGGTTTCACGCTCAACGCCGACATCAACGGCCCCGAAGCCAAGTCCTTGGACGACGTCGAGGCGAAGATCGACGAGCGTATGGAGTTCGTCGGCACGGCTTTGGATTGGGTCAAGTCGCTGACAGTGAAGCCGGACAAGGTTGACGAATGGGCGACGGGCATCGGATTGGATGAACTGTTCTGGCTCATCGAAGCGATTCTCATGTTCTACACGGACCAACTGGGAAAATCGATCGCTTCGAAGCGCAAGTCCGCGTCCACCCGGTCGAACTGACTTCCGACTTCCAACGTTTCTATGGTCTGGACATAACCGGCGCGAGGCTGAATCCCACCCGCGCCGAACGCCTCACGGCGGGGCTGATGGCAATGCCTGACAGCCTGTACAGGGCGCGGATATTGGAGGATG